GTTTCCCAGTCACGATCGGGTTTGGTTGGGCAGCGGGCCTCATTGAGGAGACCGTTGATGAGCGCTTCAACAAGGTTGAAACCAAGCAAGCCACCCAGACCACAGCCATTACCAACCTTACTACGACCACTGAGTCGCTCGAAGACACCATCATTCTTCAATCAGAGCAGATTGATGGCCTTTCAGAAGATCTCAAATTGATCTTGCAAAAGCTTGAAGCTCAATAAGTTTTCGACCCTGATACCTCTATGGTCGCAATGCAGGGCAGACCCGATCGATTTAGGATAATCGGGGCAAAGCGGTGGAAGCCCGCAATAAGAAACCAACTCAAAACAGCATCAACCAAGAAGGAGTGCATGAAATGTCATCAGTCCAATTGCACCCGCTTGGCAAGCGTTGTCACTCGGAATAGTCCATGCTGAGCAGTCTCACAAAACCACTTCTAAAGCCTGTCCTGAGCAGCCTGTTTGCAGGTGTTGCATTGTCGGCGCTTGCTGGATACGCGGCTAATGGGATTGTCCCTGCTTTGGTCGCTGATTTCGTCAATCGTGTTTACGCCGTTGACGGCACGATCACGACCTTTGATGCGATGTTCCCCAACTACACCGGCCCGTCAGTGTCTACGTTTCATGACAGCAGCGGGAACAAGGTTTTTAACCCGCATAACCTTGCAATTAACAGCGCTTCACCTGCCACTCAGTCGATCACTGTTCAGACCGGCGCCAAGTACACAGTGAATATCACAGGTAGCGGTTCAGTCGCATTGACAGGGGCTGGAACGGGGACTGTAACGGACGGCAATCCGGTTGAGATTACAGCCTCAACTACAAGCTTGACCCTTACTGTCACAGGCTCACCTTCAACAATGTGGGCGCACCGCTCAGACCTCCCAATGGCTGACAATCCAGTCACTGGCAACTCTTACGTACCCACAGACGCCAGCGCTGTTTATATGGCGCGCGAGGGCAGGCATGTCTACAACGGCTCTGCATGGGTCAACAAAGGCATTCAAATTGAAAGCGCCGCAATCGATCATATCTTGCTGGACAACATGGACCCGACGACCAGCAATTGGGTTGTTAAAACCACCAATGCAACACAAGATCAAATCGGAATTGGCGGTGAAGCAAATACGGCTTGGACGCTTGAAGATGATAATTTGGGCGGTTATGAGCGCAACGTACAGGAGGTAACAGTTGCAAACGATAGCAACACTTATACCTGTGCTACATTTATTGGCAAAGATGATGACGAAACGCGCTTTCCTGAATTTAAACTAACGCTAAACAACGGTACAAGCCAAACCATTGCTACGGGTTTAAACACTAAGACGGGAGCCATTACAGACAGGTCCATAATAGGAACCGCCTCAAGCGAAGTTATTGATTTAGGTGATTGGTGGCTTCTTGTTCAGACGTTGGCGAATAATGGCACCGGCAACACAGAATTAAGGTATGATTGCTGGCCCGCTAGAGCGCTGACTATAGGTGGAACAGACAATTCTGCCACAGGCTCAATCGTATGGGGCGGCTGTGATGCCTACCAATCAGACACACTGCAATCCTTCATGCCAACATACGGCTCAACTGTAACCCGTGCAGCGCAGACATTGCCTATCCCAGCGGCAAATATGCCAGCATACACGGATGCCGTTTCTATCAAGACCAAGGGGCTGATGACGTATGAGGATGATGATACCTCTCTGAATAGCATGTTCTACCGTTGGCAAGAAGCGAGCACCGATCTGATAAGAGCGTATCTAGATACAAGTACAACACGGACAGGGCGAATAACCGCGCAACAAGAAGTTGGCAATATCGCAGACTATGTATCAACAGGTAACGAAGACCTTGCTCCCGGCATTGACCAAGCCTTCAACTTCGCCACAAGGCATACACAGGTAGAAACAAATATAGCCGTGGACGGTTCAGCGGCGACCGCAAACACCACACCGACAGACATCGTTGATCTTTCTGCAGAAGACTTCGAGCTTGCTCAAGATGGAAGCTTCACAATCGAGCAACTTGTAGTTTGGCCATCTGACATTGGCGATGCCGGAATTGTGGAGGCGTCGTCATGATTGATCTAGTCCTCCAAGGAACAAACAAGAAAGCCATACGCGATTGGCTCGAAGCCAGTGACATGTTCATTGATAGAGTGGACATACCCGCTCAATTCACCGTCAATGAAGAAACAGGCGAAAAGGCTGAGACTGCACCGGCTGTTATGAAGCGCCAGAAGCGCCAAGGCGTTGAGTGGACGTGGTGGAACGGCACCGGCAAACTCATGACCAAGCGTGGCGTGTACGACGCTGACGGGAATGAAACCGCTGCGCCTATCTTTGCCGTTGGTGTTTGGGCACTCGTCCGCTTCCACCACAAGTATCTCTTGGCCAATATGCTCGATGTGAAGGTGAATGAAGGCGACGAGATTGCCGTTTGGGATAAGCTCAAATTCGCCCAAGATGTCTATGACGCTGGCATCAACCTCAAGGACTTCCCCAAGGAAGAGCGCCCAGCCGAACGAAAGAAAATCAGGGTTGCTGAGCGTGTTGAGGATCGCACAGAGAAACGTGTCTGGGAAAGAACAGTTGAGCGCCGAATAGAGCGTGATGCGGTCAACATTTATGATCGTGACTTCGACACTGACCTCAAGCGTTTCAACGCAATTCGCTACATTGAGGACGGCGGCATTAAGATTTTCACCAAGGGAGATATTGATCAGCTATGCGCTACGATGGGCGTACCAGGCCACACCTACTGATAGCGAGATCCCCATGAACATCAATTTCATCAACCCAGCATACCCACCAACGATCGGAGCGAAGTAAATGTCACTAACAACGGGAACATTTTCCGGCACAGGGCAATCGGGCACGGTCTCCATGGAGAAGGGCTCTATCATTGCAATGGATTTTGCCGGCACAGCATCAGTCAATGTCGAGATGAGGATGCCGTCAGGGGCATGGCACATCATAGAGACGATAACCGAAGACTATTCAAAAGTATGGGACGGCGAAGGCGGCACAGTTCGCCTCAACTGCACAGCCCACACCGATAATGTCGAATATTCTGTCGGTTATCGGATCGCATAGGCCAAAATCGGCCGATTTTTCAAACCACTGAAAACAAACAACTTTATGCCAATCCCTCACGGGGTGGATAAAGGACAATCATGCGCACATACATCACTCGCAAGGCAACGGCCTCTGATATCGATGAAAACACCGATGCTGAGAACTATCTCGCCCGCACCGTGTTTGAAAGTCATGAGCTCATTGACATTGGAGTGCTCGACCACAATGGAGACCCAATCATGGCAAGAGAGCGCATGGACCCTATTGGATATGTTCGGTTCAATGAAGGGAACGGCGCCTAATGGCAGCCCCTAAAGGCAATCAATTCTGGAAAGCCAGATCCTCGCACGGCCGGAACCCCAAATTTGCGTCACCCGAGCAGCTCTGGGATGCATGCGAGCAATATTTCCAATGGGTGGAAGACAACCCGCTCATGGCCTCGGAGCTGGTCAAATATCAGGGCAAGGCCAAAGTCAAACAAACCCCAAGAATGCGCGCGATGACAATCGGAGGCTTGTGCATCTTCCTGGACATCGCTGAATCCACTTGGGACCAGTACCGAATGAAAGATGGTTTTTCGGGGGTCACTACGCGAGCAGAGAAAATTATCTACGCTCAGAAGTTTCAAGGAGCGGCGGCGGATCTCCTAAATGCAAACATCATTGCCCGTGATTTGGCCCTCGCTGACAGGCAGGAGCTAAGCGGTCCAAATGGAGGGCCTATTGAAACCGAAGAGCTCTCAAAACGTGAGAAGGCGCGCAGAATAGCGTTCGCACTCAATAAGGGGAAACATGTCGACGGCTGAGGTGCTGGAAGAGCTGTTCAGCGCATACGACCGGCTACCACTCAAAGAACAGCAGCAAATCGACGAGCTGGAGGATGATCTTGTCGCAGGCACTGTCGGGTTACCAAACCCCGGACCTCAATCAGATGCATATTTCAGCCAGGCAGATGAACTCTTTTATGGTGGTGCTGCAGGGGGTGGGAAATCATACCTTGTCGCTCTATTGGCTCTCAATGAGCACAGAAACAGCCTCATCCTTCGCCGGGTCTCAAAGAACCTCAGAGGATTAAAACGCGAGATACAGGGCCTATTGGGCTCCACAGACGGCTTGAACGCTCAAGAGGGTATCTGGCGCCATCCAAAGGGCGTCATCGATCTGGGGCACTGTGAGCACGAAAAGAACAAGGAAGACTATCAGGGTGTTCCGCATGATCTGAAAGCGTTTGACGAGATCACGCAGTTCACGGAGACCCAATACACCTACATCATCGGTTGGAATCGATCGGCTGATCCAAATCAACGCTGCCGCGTGGTTGCGACTGGAAACCCGCCCAACACGCCAGAAGGCGCATGGGTGATAAAGCGCTGGGCTCCATGGCTTGATCCGACCCATCCAAACCCCGCCGAACCGGGTGAATTGAGGTGGTTCACAACCATCGATGGCAAAGACGTTGAGGTGACCAAGGACTGGCGCGGGCCTGATGGCGAGAAACCGCGCTCTAGGACGTTCATCCTTTCGCTGTTGGAAGACAATCCGGATCTGGCTGATACGGGCTACAAAGCCGTCATCGAGGGTATGCCTGAGCCATTGCGCACCATGCTCAAAGAGGGCCGATTTGATCTGGGTCAACAAGATGACCAATGGCAGGTTATCCCGTCCGAATGGGTGAGACTTGCGCAGGCTCGATGGAAAGAGGACGGCTACAAGGGCAGCAAGATGACTGCAATCGCTGCAGATGTCGCCCAAGGTGGTCCAGATAACACGGTCTTGGCTTCTCGATATGGGCCCTGGTACGCACCAAACGAGAAACATGAAGGGAAGACCACGCCAGACGGCCCAAGTGTCGCTGGTCTGATTTCCAAGTCACGCAGAGATGGGGCTGTTATTATCGTCGACGTTGGCGGTGGCTATGGCGGGGGTGCTGTCACAGCGCTCAAACAGAACGAAATACCGGTCACTGGCTTCAATGGAGCGAATGGAAGTAGTGCCAAGACCGCTGATGGTGCTCTCACGTTCCGAAATAAGCGCGCTGAGGCGCATTGGCGCTTTAGGGAGGCCCTGGACCCATCCCAAGAAGGCGGCTCTCCTGTGGCCCTTCCTCCCGACCCGATGATTGTTGCGGATCTGACTGCCGCTCGCTGGAAGCTGACACCGGGGGGCATACTAATAGAGGAAAAAGAAGAGATCAAAAAGCGGATTGGCCGTTCTCCGGATGATGGAGACGCGGTGATCATGTGCTGGTCAGAAGGTGAATATCTGGCTGCAAAGAAAGCTGCCGGCCATCTGTCAGGCCGCACACCCAAGGTCAATCTTGGTTACTCAAAGTTGAAACGCGGAAGAAGGTGACGACATGCCCGAATTGAAATTCACATCAAAGGCCAAGAAGTCGAAGAAAAACCCCACATACACGCCCAGTGCAGCACAATGCGCAGAGGTTCATGCGGAGGCTGTCGAGCTCATGGGCGGTTCATTCGCCATCGATCGCATGTTCCGTCAAGGCAAGGTTTTCACGTTATCGCTTGTTCCTGGTCCGCGTGGGGGTACTTCCGTTGATGAGTTCACGAAGCGGGTGAGGTCTTGACCTTACATCCTGTTCAATTTGCGAAACCGCTTGAACTTCCTGACGGCAAGGAAATTTTGACGCTTCAGCCATGGTTGTACGAACTCTTTGAGGCTGATGGTCATGACATGCGCGGTTACATGCCACTGATCGCTGTGCCTCCTAAATCCGGCGTTCCGACAACTAAAGGAGATGCAATCATGTCTCAATCAACGTTTAAGCAGCAGCAATCAACACTTTGGGGCTGCACAATCGCAATCTTGATGGCGCTATCTGGTTTTCAGCTTGCGGCGCTTCTAACCGCTTCCCTGGCCTTCCTATCATTGGAAGTTGAGGCCATCGTTGAGCGCGCATTTAGCGATTTCTGGAACACGATAAGGTTGCTGGTTGCGCTTTCATCTTGGGTCCCTGTCGCATTCGTTCTCTATCAACTCATCATCAAAGGATTTTAGCATGGCCGGTCTATTCAAAAGTCGAACACCCACTCCACAAGTTGCAGAGGCTACCCGCATGCCCGATCGGGAATCCCCACGTGCAAAGGCAGAAGGCCGCAAGCGTGTGGCAGAGCGTAGACGCCGGGCCAAAGGTCGCGAGAGTACAATCCTTTCGCGTGAATTGGGCGGCAAACTAGGAGCATCCGCATAAGATGTCCGCATCGGAAATCATCGCCCACGGCGATAAGCTATTCTCTCAGAGGTCTCCAGCGCTCCAGCATTGGCAGGAGATAGCTGAGCACTTCTACTATGACCGGGCCACATTTACGTCCGCGGTCAACCTTGGAACGGATTACGCTGCTCATTCAATGAGCTCTGTCGCAGCGCTGGCACGGCGTGAGATGGGCAACATGTACCGCACCATGCTGCGCCCGAAAGAGTTCTTTGCATTGGGTGTTGAGGGTGAAGATTTCCGCGGTGAAGAGCGCGCCTGGCTTGAATGGGCCGCTGGCGAAATGCGCACCGATATGTATCGCAAGGGCGCCAATTTCAACCGCTCAACCAGCGTTACTGATCATGATCACACCGCATTTGGTCAGGGTGTGCTTGAGGTCTGCCCAACGCCGGACCGTGAGAACCTCTATTTCAAGAATTATCACCTCAAAGACGTTGTTTGGTCTGACGATTATGCGGACAATGTAGAGACAATCCACCGCAATGCGATGCCAACAGTCGACACACTCAAGAGGCTGTTTGGTGACAAGTGTCCAAGAGACATCGATACGATGCACAGAGAGAACCCATACAAGCGGGTCAAAGCTCGCCATGTGGTTGCGCCTGTCGGTGTTTACGACATCAAGGCATCTGGTCGGCATGAGTTCATATCGGTTTGGGTATTGCCTGAGCTTGATACGATTCTTGAAGCGGTCACACGGCCATTCAAAGGCTACGTGATCCCGCGCGCTGAGCTGCTCGAGGGTACTCAATACGCCAAATCACCGTTTACCAGCATCATTCTACCCGATGCCCGCACAAAACAGGCCATAGAGCGCATTCTGCTCGAGGCGGGGGAGAAGGCAGTCGATCCACCCATGGTTGCCGTCAAAGAGGCTATGCGTGGCGATATCGGGCTTTATGCGGGTGGTGTGACGTGGGTCGATGAGGCATATGATGAGCGCCTTGGTGCCTCTATCCGTCCAGTTGATCAAAACCGCTCTGGCCTACTCGATCGTGACTGGGAAAC